TCGTTCAGGTTGCCGTCACCGAGTTGGTAACCGCCGCCGCCGTTTGGAAGTGCCATGATAATTTCCTTAAAAAAGATGTTAAGTTAACGCCCCCGAAGGGGCATTCGGTTTAGCCCCAGATGCGGCACGCCATTTGTGGACGGATGGCGCTGTAGCCATACAGAACGTCAATACGGCAAGGCATACGGTCGTTGTTGATGTCGTACTGACGAACAACACGCAAGCTGATACCGTTGTGAACGGCACGGGCAGCCATGTCAACGCCTTGTGGCAGCAACAGGTCAGCAGTGGCGAACGTGATGGCATCCTTGTGGTAAACCAAGTTCTGAGCGAACTGGCTAGAAGCAGCGCCAACAAAGGTCACAGTTGCGCCAGTTGCAGGCAGCACATCCATAGTAGCCAAGGCGTGGTTAGCCGAGTACATAGGATACACAGTCACAGTCCAAGTGCCAGACGATGCGGTGGCATCAGCCAGAGCAACGAACTGATACAGCGAACCAGTGGACTCACGAGTCTGTGGGTTGACTGCATTGCAAGCACTGACGGTAAACACATCACCCGCTTTGATGGTCGTAGACACAGAGCCTTGTTCCAACAGGATGGTCGAAGCGCCTTCAGCGGTAACGCCTGGGGTCTTAACCAAAGTGGAAGCAGAAGCGCTGCGCGAACCAGTGGTGTGCTGCTTGATCGACTGAGACATATTGACTTCATCGAAGCCTAGCACGCCGGTGCCCATCATGCCGTTGCGGAACTGCTTGGAGATAGTGTCGGTCGGATTGAACAGACCTTTCATACCTTCAACCAGACCGGCGTTGGCCGCTGGGTTCACAGTAGCGTAACGTGGCGACATCACAGCAGCGTTTTCGTTCAGCTTCTGTTGGGCTTGGAGCAGCACCAAAGAAGTTGAAGGAACGGTGCCAGGGGTGCCAACGGTGTTGCCGATGAATTTGTACGCATTGGCAACGTCAGCATCAATGCTGGAGGCCAACTGAGAAATACGCGGCTTCAGCACACGTTCTGCGAAGTCATCCAATTGCATGGTCAGTTCAGCAGATGTGAAGTTGACACCGATGTGCTTTTGGTTGGCAACCGACAGGGTGGTGAACTGCTCGTTGTCGTCCTGAACTTGCAGGGCGGCACCGTCGGTGACCAGAGCGCGGTCAGGCAAGCGAATACGCAGGGTGGAACCAATCTTGGCACCTTCAACAGCAAAGCTGTCATCGTACTGACGATTGACATTGCGGGTAAGGACAAGGTTGTTTTCGAGAATCTCAAGCGCTTTGCGCGTGATCATGTCGATTGTGAGGATCGAGTTTGACATTTAAATTTCCTAAAAAAAGTTAGCGGATACGTTGCGCTTCGAGCTTCTTCATCTGGCGTGCCCTGTCAGCTTCAATCCACTGCGAGGCCGTCATGGTCTTGATAGACCGTGGGTCTGTAGTGTCTTGCGTTGACGAACCGGAGTTCCGAGCAGTAACAGGTGAAATCGGCGCTGGCGCTGACGTTGTTCGTTTGACCGGAGGTTCTGCGGCCAATTTGGCCTCAATCTTTCCAATCTCTTTTGCCTGACTGAGTGGCGTCATGCGTGAGATACGCTCCGCATCTTTGGGGTTGGAACCGAGATAGTAGGCTAACTCAGGGCCAATGTCCGAAGACTGGATCGTTTCGGCCATCACATTTGTAATCGGCAGCTTGGGGTTGTATGCGACTTGTTCAAAGTCATCATATTTAACCCGCGCTTCTTCTTCCAAATCTTGATAGCTTTCAAGAATAGCAGAGTGCTGCTTGGCGGCTTCACGCTTGGCGATCAGTTCTTCTGCCTTCTGGTAGGCCAATGCATCAGCATAGGCTTCAGTAGACTCAAACTGGTCAGCGGTGGCAGTTGGTGCGGCCCTCAACGTCTGTTGTTCAGACTGACGCTGTGCTTGATCTCGTTCCCACTTACGTTGCTCTCTTGCGAGGCGTTTGCCAATAGCTGCGTCAAGTTCCTCTTGCGAGAATGTCTTGCTTACTGCTTCTGGCGTTTCCGGCGTTTGAACTTCAGCTTCAGGTGCAGCCGTTGCTTCCTGTTCTGGCACGGGTAGTGACTCCGCTGGTACTTCTTCTAGCATTTATGAATCCTTGGATTCCTCGGTGAACCTCACCGATACGGTTGCGCCGCTATTATGCGACAGATTTTTGGGTTTGTGAAGCTACATACGCAGCAATCACGCCAGCCGTATAAATAGATGCAGCAATGGCTTTTACTTTAGCGTCTTCACCGCTGTAATCGGCACCAGGCGCGACAACGTGGCGGTGGAACTTGCTGCTGATTTCAATGCCATCTTCCATGATCGCAGTTTTGGTGCGAACTTGAATGCAGCCGTTTTCAATGACCTCAATCAGATCGACAGAAATAACTTTTTCGAGAGACATAATATTTCCTTTTAAAAAATTAAGGTTGACCATTTAACCAACATTTACCTGTGGGCGTAGCCCCTGACAAACCTACAGTAACTACGCCAGCGGTTGAAACTGTGACTGTAATTGTTGGGCCTCCGGCGTTTGTCACAATGGCAGTAGCAATTCCAGCCGTTCCAGCAACATCGTAAGAGACAAAATATTTTGCAAATGTGCTTGTGCCGCTGGCTGTGCCTCGAACATCAAGCGTTATGCAAGCTCCTACCGCCAAAGTATAAATAATTGTAGACGCGCCAGTTAAATCAACAGAATAGTTAATTAAGTTTTGAGAGTCTTTAAACCTAAGAGCAATACCCCACAAATTGTTAGGCTCTGGGGCTGCGCTGTTGAAACTAAATTGATTAAATACAACGGCAGTTGTGTCGTTAGCAAAATGCGTAAAGTTGCCAAAACATTCGCCATTATTAAAACTCATATTTTGTATAGTGCCACCAGCATTATTTATAACAACAAAATAATCTAGCAATCCAAAACCATCATTGTGGTTAAAAGAACATGAATTAAAAGTAATCCCCCATAATCTTTGACTTACAGCATTATTTAACGATACATAAGGAATTGTTGTTGGATCAGCTAATGCACACAACTCAAAATAGACTGAGTTAAGAGTCCATGTTTGAATACTATTAGGTGAAATTCCTGTATTAATGTAAAAGGCACGATCTTGTAATATTTCAAATACTGAATTATTTATGCTACAACCAAACGATACTCCAGTAGAAAAAACTCCTGCAAAGCCATTCCATGTATAACAATTGTCCTCTTGGCAAGCATAAGCACCCGCGTTATAAACACGGCTGTACCCTGTGTGATTTTCAAACCTAGAGTTTTCAAATGATTGGCTAACCATTAAACGATCAGCTTTAAAATGACTACTACAAGCGCCAAATGTTATGTCGTTAAATGCAATCCCACTTGTGGGGTCGCCTGGACTCATATAAAACAAAAAGTCATTTGATGTTTGATTCCTAATGGTAAAAGACGACATTGAAATAAAAACACCAAGCGTGGCAGTTACTGTAAAAAGATTTCCGTCACCAGTAATTATTGTTGCGTCTCTGCCTTGACCAATAAGCACAAAGCCTTTAGTGCCATCCAAAGTAATTGGGTTGATATACAAAATGCCTTTAGGAATTAAGATCGTACCTCCAGCATTAATTGCAGCATTTAAAGCAGCAGTGTTTGCTGTTTTAGCAGTTGCATCATTCATCACTGCGCCAAGATCAAGGATGTTGATTGACGCTCCATTGATCATGGAGTATGAAACTTTTGTAAGTGACATATTTACCTTACGCAGTAGTTATATAAGAGCCAGAAAAACGAATTTCTGAGTTGTTAGCAAAATTTGTGTTTGTAATTGCTGTTTGAGTTCCTGCTTCTGATGTTTGATACAAACCAATTGTCGTTGAATTAATAATGACAAGACCTAAAAATTGGCCACCAAAAGTAACCACGTTAGGGATTACATTTATGGGTGAATAAGCTCCGTCAGAATTGCTACACGTAAAAGGCAGACCTGTAATTACTGCCGCCCCTGTTGACGAACCTTTATTGGTTAACGAAAGTACCCCAGAAATAGTTACCAAGCGCCCAATTTTGGTGTAAAAACCGCCTATGCCTCCGTATGTAACGTCAGTTGCGCCCCCACCAAAAGTTACCGCTGATGTCCAAGTACCTTCTTCATAGTCAGCCAGCAACTCGCTTGTGCCTGTGCTTGGTGTAGCAGTGAAGTCGATGCCTTTGCCGGATGTGCCAATAACGAGGTTGCCTGTGGATAGTGTTTGGTCACCTGTAAACGATTGCGCTGCATCGGTACGAGCAACCGTAAAGTTGGCGTCAGGCGTTGTCATCACGCGGGTTGTCCCTGCGGTTGGGCCAGTAACTTGCAAAATACCAGTTGTTGCATTTGCGCGAACATTGCGAACAGTCAAATCATTAGTCGCAACTTTTACCGTAGCGCTTGATTGAACGATAGGCAAAACCTCTGTACCCGCCAATGGGGTGGTTGCGGAGGTAAGTGCGGAAATCTTTTTATCTGCCATGATTGTTCCTTAGACGTAGTTGACTTCAATTAATGAAGTAACTGGGGGTGCTTCTGAAAACGTGAGAACAGCGCCAGTTACACTGTACGTGTTTTTTTGCTGATACACGCCATTAATATAAACCTGTGTTGTGTTTTCACTTGTCGGCTCACTGGCAAGATTAAATATAGTCGTGCTGCCCGTGCCTACGGCGTTGTAAATAATCGGTATCAGACTGCTAAAATCATTGATCCCAATAACATTATTTGCCGTCCACAATAAAACATCTACGCTTGTTTTTAAGACAAATTTGTACGCTTGCCCATTTGTCAACCAGACTTCATTCGCCGAAACTCTACCCGCCGAATTAAGAATAATGGGGTTTGTGTGGGCTGTTACACCGTTGCTGCTGGTGTAGGTTGCTTCGGGTGTTGTAGTCCCCGCAGCATAGGTGTACAACTTGCCACCTGACAAGATGACGCCGTTGTTGTCAAAAAACTGCCAACCCGCGCCAGCAATAGGAGAAAGACTGACGGTCATTTGATCACTCCAGAAGAATCAAGCCGCCGTCCTCTTGCACGAGGTTGTCGCCGATTTCAGTTAAAAGATTGCCCTGCACCGTAGCGTCTGCATAGCCGGAAAGCAGCGAAATGACACTGCCAAGCCCTATGGCAACGCCATTGCGAATGGGAATGCCAAAAAAGCTCATTGCGAATTGATCGGTTTAGCGTACACCGTGCCGTCAGCAGACACACGAATTGCGCTCACACGCCACTG